AGATTTTGCACCAATCATTAAAATATTTGCAACTCAAAAATTATTAAATAGTAACTTAAATGTTACAAGTTTTTATAACTTGATGGACAATTATTTAATAGATTCTGAAACTTATATTGGAACAGTTTTAAACACTATGTTACCTGTAGTAAGAAATGGTTTACCTAATGTTTTCATAAATAATGATGATAGTGCTAATAGAGCTGGATTGGAGGCAGGTTTTACAGAACAAACAAGAACGGAACTTTGGGAAACATTTAAAGCGTTAAATGACACATGGATTGCAGGATTTGATTTTCAAAATAAAACACTTTTTGAAGATGTTATGTTGGTTGATAGAGCTAGTAGAAATGTTGGAGATAAAATATTAGTGGACATTTTTGGTATTATTAATTTATTGGAAGATGGTGCAACAGAAAAACACTCAGGGTCAAATTCATATAAGAACACATTACTTGACATGGTTACAACTATTTTAGTACAGAATAACTTCCAACACTTTATGTTACCGTCTTATGTTAATTTTTATAATGTGCAAGACGCACAAAAAAACGCAACACCTAGACCTGATGGAACACTCGAAGTTGGTAATATGATGTTTGGTACTTATTTAAATGTGGATTATAGACAAAGTTCTCCTAAATTCCTTTGTTATTATGTAAACAAACCAAGTGAACATCTTAACTTGAATGACAATATTGATTATAGATTTAGAGATGATGCTTTTGATTTAAGAAGGGCAAGCGACAATCCATTAGTTGAAAACTTGGCAAATAAAAATGATTGGGATAAATCTAATAAGATTGTAGGTTTTAATGTTGATATCACACGAGAGAATCAACAAATATTTACATCGTTCAGTGTTGCTCAGGATCCTGGTAAACCAACATCAGAATCATTGGAAGTTTTAAACCAAATGGCTAACTTAGGTAAAAACAGAAGATCAACAACTCAAAATGTTTCCTTGTATAACTTATACAAAAATAGAAGTTACTCATGTTCTGTTGATATGATGGGGTGTGCGTTAATCCAACCAATGATGTATTTTAATATTAGAAATATACCAATGTTTTCAGGACCATATATGATCACTAAAGTTACTCATGATGTTTCTGAAAGCGGATTCAAAACACAATTTGAAGGAATTAGACAACCATTCTATAGTTTACCAACAGTTGATAATTTTTTACAGACATTAAATGAAAAATTAGTTTCTCAATTACAAACTAAAGTTAGAGAAAATGAAGAATTAAACAAAGCTAAATCAGAGAATGTACAAATACAAGCGTCTAATACTATTGCTAATTTAAGTAGTGAAGATACATTAACAAAAAATCAAGATTGTGCGGCACAAATAAAGTCAAGATATCAAGGATTTGTTGCAACCGATGAACCAACACCGACTTCGTTTTCTACAAAAGATTTATATAATACAATTGTACAAGTTCTTTTAGATAATAAATATTCTCAAACCGGAAGTACTTTTGGTGATTTAGTATCTTTAATGTTCACATTTGTATTTGTCGATTCAGGAACTGGTAATGGGTCAGAAATAAAAGCATATGAGAATAATTTTAGCACTATTGATCTAACTCAAGTTTATGCTGATAAATTTTTTGAGTATATAAACAGAAGATACTATTGTGTTTCTAGAGGGTCTAACCCTAACCTTCCGGTGGTTTCGTTCAGAAGTTTATATGATTTTCTAAACTTTGTTCATTATTCAGTAAGAAATTTACCAACAAATATTAAAGCTGAATTACAAAACTTTGGGGATAATGAATTACCTTTTATATATGCAAAACTTTATGTTTTGTATTATCCTGTAAACCAAAACTCTAATGTTTATACTCAAATTGAAAAGGACAAAAATCAAATAGATAAATTAAGACAGGAGTTTATAAACGCGGCAAATGTATTAACGGCAATTTTACAATAAACATGATATTTATAAATAAAAACATATATGAACACTAAATTAATATTAGATAACTACTTGGGTAAAAATACAAGAGTTTCAGAAAAAGATATGGGTGATGGTACTAAACAAGTTTGTGATTTAGACACAGGAGATTGTTATACTGTAAGAATAAAAGACGGATTGATTGAAAGAGTCGACAACACAATGAAGACATTCAAAAAAATTCAAGTAGAAACCAAAAATGGTATAAAAACTTTATTGAACGGATAAGATGAAAATTGACGAAAAAATATTAAATGAGATTGCAAGATATCAATCAATAAATAAGTATATCATGGAACAAGATGTTCCACCACCGGTTGAGGATCCAGCATTAGCAGGAGCAGGAGCACCACCACCACCAACTGATGCCGCAGGAGCACCACCAGCGGCAGGAGCGACTCCACCACCTGCACCACCCGCAGGAGAACCTATTGATTTATCTAAAGATCCTGATGTTGAAGAATTACCTGGTGATGATGAAGAAGGAACAGAGGGTGAAGGTGAAACTGAAGAACTAGATATAACGGACTTAGTTGATTCACAAAAAACTATGGCAGATAAACAAGAAGAATATTTTGAAAACTTGTTTAATCAAATTAAAACAATGGAAGAAAAATTGGCCGAAATGGACAATATAGTTCAAAAAATTGATATATTGGACGCTAAAGTTGAGAGATATAGACCTAAGACACCACAAGAAAAACTTGAACTAAGAAGTTTAGATTCCGGACCATACAAACAAAACTTAGCAGACTTCTTCAAAGACAAAGAAGAAGAAATGGAAAAAACAGGTAAAAACGAATATGTTTTAACCCAAGATGAAGTTGAAAACTTTAGCCCTTCCGACATTGAAAAAACATTTAATGAGCCAATGGAAGACGAAGACGATATTTTATTAAACAGATATAATTCATAAGTTTTAAGGTCGAAAATATAGACCTTAAACTTTTTTTACAATACTATTTGACTATACCTTTTTATATACCTATAATTCTACAATAAACCTTTAATTTAAATTTAACTAAAATGGCGACAAATTCATTAGACGCAGTACTTTCACAGTACGAAAAATCACAAAGTAGCTCAAACGCTACATCAAAAATGTCTTCAGAAGACCGTATGAAAAAATATTTCGCGGCAATATTGAAAGACAACGAAAAACAAGGTCAACGGACAATCCGTATTTTACCTACAACAGACGGATCTTCACCATTCAAAGAAGTATGGTTTCACGAAGTTCAAGTAGACGGTAAATGGCAAAAATTTTACGATCCAGCAAAGAATGACAATGAGCGTTCACCTTTGAATGAAGTTTATGAAGAACTTATGTCAACAGGAAAAGAATCTGACAAACAATTAGCAACACAATATAAATCTCGTAAGTTTTATATTGTAAAAGTTGTTGATCGTGATAACGAACAGGATGGCGTAAAATTTTGGAGATTTAAACACAACTACAAACAAGAAGGTATCCTTGACAAAATCATTCCGATTTGGAAGGCTAAAGGAGATATTACAGATCCTGATAATGGTCGTGATTTAATTCTTGAGTTAACAAAAGCTAAAACACCAAAAGGCGCGACTTACACGGTTATCCAAACTGTTATGTATGACGATCCAACCCCAATTTCTAAGGATACAGATCAAATGGCTGATTGGGTTGGTAATGAAATGACTTGGGAAGATGTTTATTCAAAAAAACCTGTAGAATACCTTGAGGCACTTGCAAGAGGAGAAACCCCAAGATGGGATTCTGAAAAGGGCGGATACGTTTATTCAAACAATGAAACATCTGAAGTATCTATTGGAGGCACAAAATCAGTTTCAATTACTGAGGTTGCGGACCCACAAAAAAATGATGAAGTAGACGAAGACTTACCATTCTAATTTAATTAGAAAAAGTATAACGGGAGCAGTTTATTGTTCCCGTTTTTTTATGTATATTTTATATATAAACAAAAAAATATGGCACTTAAAAAAAATGACTTTAGTTCGGTTAAGAAAAAATTTTCTACATCGGCAAAATACAAACCACAAAGATTTTTTGATCTTGGATCTGAGTTCTTAGATGCGGTTGGATTACCTGGCCCCGCAATAGGTCACCTTAATATGTTATTGGGTCACTCCGATACAGGTAAAACTACGGCATTGGTTAAAACTGCTGTTGATGCTCAAAAGAAAGGTATCTTACCTGTATTCATTATTACAGAACAAAAATGGTCTTTTGAACATGCAAAACTTATGGGTTTTGATTGTGAAGAAGTTGTTGATACTGAAACAGGCGAAATTGATTGGGATGGTTTTTACATCTTTAATAATAACTTTGACTACATTGAACAAATCACAAATTACATTAATGAATTATTGGACGCACAAGAAAAGGGCGAATTAGATTATTCGTTATGTTTTCTATGGGATTCAGTTGGATCAGTTCCTTGTAAGATGACTTATGAAGGTAAAGGTGGTAAACAACATAACGCATCAACATTGGCCGATAAAATTGGTATGGGTATCAACCAAAGAATTTCAGGGTCTCGTAAATCAGATTCTAAATTTGAAAATACTTTAATCATTGTTAATCAGCCATGGGTGGAATTACCTGACAATCCTTTTGGTCAACCCAAAATTAAAGCAAAAGGTGGTGAAGCTATTTGGTTAAACTCTTCTTTAGTATTTTTATTTGGTAATCAAAAAGGTGCAGGGACCACAAAGATCACGGCAACAAAAGATAAACGAACTGTAAAGTTTGCATCAAGAACAAAAGTGTCGGTTATGAAAAACCACATCAATGGTCTTGGATTTGAAGACGGTAGAATTATAATTACACCACATGGATTTTTACCGGGTAAAGATACTACAGAGGAAAAGGCATCAATTGAAAAGTATAAAAAAGAATATGCTGACTATTGGAAAGACATAATCGGAGTTGATGGTGATTTTGATTTGAAGACAGAAAAAGAAGAGGTAGAGTAAGAACAACTTAAGAATAAGAGAGTGTCCAAGACATTATTAGTAGACGGAAATAATTTATTAAAAATTGGGTTTCATGGTGTTAGAGAATTCTATCACAATGGAAAACATGTCGGTGGAGTTTGGCACTTTCTTAATACTCTTCGTAAATTCTTAGAAGAACACAACTATAGTAAAGTTGTTGTATTTTGGGATTCAAAAACATCATCTTCACAAAGAAGATTGATATATCCAAAATATAAATTGAATAGAAAACCTTCAGAATCTGAACAGAAAGACGAATCTTTTTCCGAACAAAAACAAAGGGTTAAACAATACCTTGAGGAGATGTTTGTAAGACAACTGGAGACAGAACAATCAGAATCTGATGACTTAATTGCTCAGTACTGTAAAATATCTTTAGATGAAGAAAAAACAATATTTTCAAGTGATAGAGATTTAACTCAACTTATATCTGAAAAAGTTTCAATTTATTCGCCATCCACAAAACAATATTATAAGTTGGGAGATAAGATAAAGTTACACGATGTTGAAATTCCTCACTATAATGTTAAAGTGGTAAAAATACTTACAGGGGATAGTTCTGATAATATTGACGGAATATTTTATTTAGGTGAAAAAACATTAGTTAAATTGTTTCCTGAACTACTTGAAAAAGTAATAGAAATACCTTATATTTTGAATAAAGGTAATGATTTACTTAAAGAGGAAAAGGAAAACATTGCTCTTCAGAATTTACTAAGTGGTAAAACAAAAGAAGGTATTTTTGGTGATGAATTTTATATCATTAATCAAAAACTTGTTGACTTAAATGAGCCACTTTTAAGTGATGAAGACAAAAAATTAGTAGGACTATATTACTCCGAATCGATGGACCCAAATGGGAGAGGACATAGAAATCTAATTAGAATGATGATGGAGGACGGGTTCTTTAAATATTTGACTAAGGGTGACGACGCTTGGGTAAATTTTTTGAAACCTTTTCTAAAACTAACAAGAAAAGAAAAAAACAAATTTAAAAACAAAAAAAATTAAAAAAACAAAATGAAAGAACAGGATATTACAAAGACAGAATTTTTGTTAATGTGCAACGATAACATCGTAGTTCAAAGATTCTTTAATGTTAGAGGGTTTAACAAAAACGCTCATAAATCGGAAGAATTTTATAATCATGTTGACTATCTTTGCCGCGATCTCAAAAATGATTTAAAAATGAGATCAATAGTTTATATGTTGGACCACCAATACGATATTTTAGAGAATCCGGAATTACTTAATACATCAATTACTGATGGTCCAGAAAATTTTAATTTAATTATTAAGGTAGGAGATATGACAATTTGTCATAGACGGTTTGACGCAAAACCATACCCCCCAAAGGTCAGATATACCGTAGACCTACGCCCAAAGTTAAAATCTATCATGGCGGAGTTAACTGACATTTTTTCAGGTCAAAAATTTAATTATTTTTATCCCGAATTTATTAAAAACTAGGACTATTTATCTTTACTAAAGTAAAAAAAAATATGGCGACTATCAAAAATTTTGAGTATTTAGGTAATACATTTCAGTTACAATTGTTAAATCAAATTATTATAGATAAAGACTTTTCACACTCAATTCTTGATGTTATTGAAAATAATTATTTTGAAAATAAGTACTTTAAAATAATTATTCAAATGGTTAAAGAGTATTATATTAAATACGATCACACACCATCCTTTGAAACATTAGAACAGATTACAAAATCTGAACTACAACAAGAGATTGCATCCAAAATAGTTTTGGATACAATTAAAAAAATTAAGGACTCACCTATAGATGGTGTAACTTTTGTTCAGGAAAAGGCGTTAAAATTTTGTAAACAACAAGAGTTACAAAAAGTAATGGGTAAGGCTCAAAAAATTATCGATGGTGGTGAATTTGAAAATTATGACACTCTTGAAGAATTGGTTAGAGGAGCGTTACAAGTTGGGGCAAAAGACACAAGTATATTAAATGTATTTTCTAATATTGATCAAGTGTTAGAAGATGATTATAGACACCCAATCCCAATGGGAATACCAGGTATTGACAGACTATTAAAAGGTGGTTTAGCAAGAGGTGAAATTGGGGTTATTTTAGCACCAACAGGTGTAGGTAAGTCTACTATTTTAACTAAGATTGCGAATCACGCATTTAATATGGGAAATAATGTATTACAAATATTTTTTGAGGATAACCAAAAGGTAATTCAAAGAAAACACTACACATTATGGACAAAAATACATCCTGATGATTTATCAGAAAAAAGAGAAGAAGTTATCTTAAAAGTTAAAGAAGTTGAGGAAACAATGACAAACAAATTAATTTTAAAAAAATTACCATCAGATACTGTAACTATGTTACAAATTAAGAACCAAATTAGAAAAATGGTTGCGGATGGTACTAAGATTGATATGGTATTATTGGATTATATTGATTGTGTAGTACCTGACAAAAATTTAGGTGATGAATGGAAAAGTGAAGGTTCGGTAATGAGATCATTTGAAGCTATGTGTCACGAAATGAATCTTGTAGGTTGGACCGCAACACAAGGTAACAGAGCTTCAATATCGTCCGAAGTAGTGACAACAGATCAAATGGGTGGATCAATTAAGAAGGCACAAGTGGGACATGTTATTATAACTGTAGCCAAGACTCTACAACAAAAAGAGTTAAAGTTGGCAACAATAGCAATTACAAAATCAAGAATCGGAGACGATGGTGTTGTGTTTGAAAACTGTAAGTTTGATAATGCAATGATTGATATCGATACTGAAAGCTCAATGACCTTTCTTGGCATTGAGGAACAGAAAGAAGAAAGACAAAGACTAAGAGTTAAAGAACTTTTAGAAAAAAGAAAAGAAAGACAAACACAAAACAATTAACAAATAAATTTAAATAAAATGAATATTTCGCAAAAAATATTAAGTGACATTACTGTCTTTATGAAGTATGCCAAGTTCCAACCCCAAAAAAATAGGAGAGAAACTTGGGAAGAGTTGGTTACTCGTAACAAAGAAATGCACCAAAAAAAATACCCTAAAATTACAAGTGAAATCGAAGAGGTATATAAAATGGTATATGATAAAAAAG